CTGTTGCTTATCCTATTGCTATTGTAGAAATCAATGGAAAAATGTCAGAAGTACGAATTAGTCAGATTGAATTTCTTGATGTTGCGAAAAGCGAGGTCTCAGAATGACCGACAAACTAATATCGCTGGTCAATGACTGGCGGGGAGGGATTGAACGCAAAAAAAGCCCAAGCTGACCAAGCTTGAGCGAAATTGTGAATTCTAACGTTTATATTTTTATGGTCTAACAAATTATATCATACTGAGCTAGGAACTCGCTAAACTCAACTGGAGGGAAAATGAAATGGACGAAGATGGGTGCATCGGAGGATGCTTAATTCCAATTATATTAATCATGTTTATTATCTGGTTTGGTAGATATGCATTGCATTGGTGGTAAACAAAAAAGTCCACGGCAATGGGCTTCGGCAACTGAATTTCTAACTTAATTATACCACAAAAGGAGAATTTGATGAATGGCAGATAAGTTAGATAGAATTATTGGAGATTACGTTAATGGCAGACTTGAAGCCAGAATAAAATCAATTGAAAGTAGATATCTTTATAAGCAAAAAGTAGATAACTTAGGCATTCGTACAGCTTATTCTGGCGGTTCGGAGCCTGAAAGTCATGTTTTAAATAAAGAAGCGCTTGAAAATGATGAGGAATTAATCAGATTAAGAGAATTGATAAGACAAATCGACATCTGGTATCTACCTTTGATTCAAGTTGAAAAGGAGGTAATAAGACTAAAATGTGAAGGATATAATGGCAGATACTGGTATCAAGTAATGCAAGAATTGGATGTTCAAGGATTTGAAGTTCCACAGAAGAAAGCTAAAGCTGCTTATTATAAATTTAGGAATGACATCTATTCTTTTGTTATTCACTTAATTTGAGAGGGACAAAATAGGCAAAAAAAGAATCGAAATTGCCTGAAATTGGCACCTCAACCCTTGTTTTTGCTGATATACTTGTAGCATGAAGTAAAAGGCAAAAGCACAAAATATCATAAGTATCGGTTTGAATTGCTTCATAAGCTTGTTAGGGTTCGACTCCCTGACTTGCTATGTCCAACATTATTTGGGGCTGATAATACTAGTACAGTTTCCAAATAATATTAATAAGTCAGTGCGGTTGGAGCTGACAGCAAGGAACAGAAACGACTTCGCTAATAGAAGTTATAGAGTTCGTGACTCTATCTTGCTATTGTGGACTTCAAAGCTAGGAGTTCAGTATTAAATGGTTTCAGACATTTCCATTTAATAGTATGTAAAATGTCTATTCACAGGATATGGGGCAGTCTGGTAGCCTACTCCTTTTGGAAAGGAGATGTCGTTGGTTCAAATCCAGCTATCCTGATTATATTTTATTACAGGTTGTCCAATGGGCAGCCTTTTATTGTTGGAAAGGAGATGCTATCTTGCCGATGACTGGACGTTGTCGTGAGCCTAACTGCCACGCTGTAGTTATTAGACCACTACACTATTGTACTAAGCACGCTGATAAAGAAGCTGCATATCAAGCAAGCAGAGAGCGATGGACTAATCGTACTGATAATAGTAAACGATACAAAGACTATAACAAACGCAAGCGTGAGTATAGCGATATTAAAGTAGAGCAGAATAAGTTCTATCAAAGCAAGCAATGGAAGTCTATACGTGATGTAGTAAGACGTAGAGACAACTTCCTTTGTCAGTATTGCAAAGCACACAACAGAGTAAGAACTGGTAAGATAGTGGATCACATCGTGCCAGTTGAGTTTGACTTGAATGGTAAGACCATCATGGATAACTTGGCTTTCTGTTGTAGCAAATGCCACACAAGGAAAACTAAGTGGGAACAAATTTATTATGGAACTGGTTACGGAAATAAAACTAAAAATGTAATCCCCATAAAAAATGTAAAAGATGTCCCTGATTTTCAAAAAAATGAACGATAATTTTTAATAACCCTCCCCCCTATCTTTTCACTGGGAAAGCACACACATAGGTATCGTCTTGCGTGAAAACCCATTTTTCAAAATTTTTATATAGGGGGGGTCAAAACACTAAAAGAAAGGAGAAAAAATGACAGCTAAGAAGTTCAAAGACAGTAATGACGGGAAGTTGTCCTATCGTGCACCTAAGCACCTTTCTCCTCTCGCAAGTGCTTGTTGGCGTAAAACTGTTCCCTTTCTTGAGGAACAAAAGCCAGTTGATAAGATTGATTCATTTTTAGTTGAAATGTATTGCACTCAGTATGAAATTTATAGAAATTCATACGAACATCTTAAAAAACATGGTGAGGTTCAAGAAATTTATAAACCAGTTCAAGATATGACTGGTGAAATTATTGATAGACAGTTCCAAGGATTTAAACGTAATCCAATGACTCAAATTTACTCTGATGCAATAAAAAATCTTACAAAGATTGGTTCTGAATTAGGCTTATCACCAAAATCACGTTCTGAATTGATAGATCTTAACATGCAAGATACGAATGAAAAAAGCACTAAAGATAAGATGAAGGCGTTCTTTGATGGAGGTGATGATGATTACTGAGTTAGCTCCTACAAAAACAATGAATAATCTTATCATTGAATTTAAAGTTGATTTAACGCAGGACCACGACGTCTTAGGAGCTTATCGTAGTATTGATTTTTCAGAAATACGTGCTAAATATAGAGACCCTGGCACAAGATATGCATTCGCAGTATTAGACGGTATAACAAAATCTGGTTATCTAACAAAATTAGCAGCATTTAGGCATTTAAGAGACCTTCAAAGAATTGGACGTGAAGATTTTCCTTATAGATACTCTAAAAAGGAAATAAAAAATTTACTAAAAGTTGCTTCAGTTGTCCCGAATGTTGATACAGGCGAACCAACTGAGCTAATGCCTTGGCAAAAATTCATTATGTGTATGCTGATAGGCTGGAGGAATAGCGAAGGTGGAAAAAGGTTTACCGTCGCTATAATATCAGTATCTCGTGGGCAAGGTAAAACTTATATTCTAGCAATTTTGATGGTTTATTCATTTTTATTTGAAAGTCTTGGTTTATCAAATCAGGACTTTTTAGTTTCCTCGATAAACTTTAAACAGACAAGCAAATTGTTTGGATATGTTAAGACGATGCTTAAGACAGTTATAAAAATTGAACCATTTAAAACAATTGCTGCTGAAACAGGTTTGACTGATCGTTCTATTCTGAATGATGAAGTTGTCATGAAGAAAATGAATAATAAAATTCGTGCTATTTCTCATGAAGCTGGTCAATATGATAGCTTTCACTTTACAACTGCTATTTTTGATGAAATCGGAGAGGTAACTAATAGAGAAAAAATTTCTAAAATTGTTTCTGGACAAGTTTTGGTTAAAAATCATCAGTTTGTACAAATTTCAACTTCCTATCCAGACCCTAGCGTTCCTTTTAGGAAGGACCAAAAAACACTTCAAGAAGCTATGGAGAAAGATTGGGATAGAGAAGCAGATACTTCTTTATGTTTGGTATGGGCGCAAGATGATTTATCAGAAACATTCGAACCAGAAACTTGGGTAAAATCAAACCCTCTTCTTGAATTGGAAGATAAAAAAGATATTTTACTAAAAGGATTGATTGACAAACGAAACAGTGACTTGTTACAAGGGACACTACATGATTTTCAAACTAAAAACCTTAATATGTGGCTTCAGCAAGATGTTGATAGTTACTTAAATCTTGCTGATGTTGAAAAAGCTATTATTCCTGAATTTAGCATTCATGGGCAACGCTGTTATATAGGTATTGACTATTCAATGATGTCAGATAATACAGCGATTGCTTTCGTTTTTCCTTATTTAGATGATGAAGAAAAGCCTAAGTGGCATGTTGAACAGCATTCGTTTGTTCCATTCCAAAGAGCAGGTTCAATTGATGCTAAAGAAAAACAAGATGGTATTGATTATAGAGAACTAGAAAAATATGGTTTTTGTACAGTCACAAGCCACCAACAAGGGCTAATCAATGATGATGAGGTCTATGAATGGATTGTAAACTATATTGAAGATAACGCATTGGATGTTATCTTTTTTGGTTACGATGCAATGGGTATCACTAAAGTAATTCAAATGCTCATGAATAATACGGGCTATAATTTACAACCTATACGTCAAAGAACGAGTGAGTTGAAAGACCCTACAAAATTTTTACAAAAACTATTTGTAGAGGGCTCTATTAGTAGGCTAGATGATAAAATCATGGAAAAATCGCTGTTAAATGCGGTTTTACGAGAAGATTCAATAGGAATACAGGTAGATAAACGAAAAGCAACTTTAAAAATTGATGTTGTTGATGCGATTATTGATGCTTTATTTCAAGGGATGTATCACTTTGATGATTATGGTATGGCAAATGACAAGAGTTGGCAAGTTGAGCATATGACACCAGAACAAGTAAAAGAATGGGTCACTAGCCAAGAATCTGGCTTATTAGACCTTGATGATGAAATAGATGATGATTGGGGATTCGATGAAGATTTTTAAAAACTTATTTTCTTTAATTTGGAAAATATTTGATGTATTGATGTTTATTGCTTTTGCAGTAACCATAACAGTAACAATGTTTATGTGGAATATAACAGCTGGAGGAATTACTTTATCAGTTGTTTTTATTTTAGCAGGATTAATTTCCGAGTTTATAGAAAAGAAGGGAGGTGATTGATTTTGCCAATATTAAACTTTATCAACCAAACAAATGATCCGCCAGAAGCTGGTAGTGTTCAAAGCTATTTTCCAGATGGAAATGATACTCAAATAATGGAAAGTTTGCTTGGTGATAATAATGAATGGGTTTCAGCTCGTGCAGCATTAAGAAATTCAGACTTATTTTCTATTATCTTGCAACTATCTAGTGATTTAGCAATAGTTAAAATCAATGCTGAAAAGAAAAAGAATCAAGGAATCATTGATAATCCAAGTACTAATTCTAATAAACATGGATTTTGGCAATCAATGTTTGCACAGTTGCTTTTAGGAGGCGAAGCATTCGCTTATCGTTGGAGAAATGCTAATGGCGCTGATATGAAATGGGAATATTTAAGGCCATCTCAAGTAAATACTTATTATTTCGAGTATGAAAACGGAATGTATTATAACATCACTTTTGATGACCCTAAGATAGAGCCTATTTTACAAGCTCCACAGAGCGATTTGATTCATATGAAACTACTATCAATTGATGGTGGTAAAACTGGAATTAGTCCACTTTACTCTTTGAGACGTGAATCAAAAATCCAAAGAGCATCTGATAGATTAACAATTAGTTCATTGAATAGTTCATTAAATGTTCCTGGTGTACTTACTGTTAAAGGTGGCGGGCTTCTTAGCGATAAAGATAAAGCATCTCGTTCTCGTTCGTTTATGAAACGTTCAAGAAGTGGCGGCCCTGTAGTATTAGATGACCTTGAAGAATTTACTGCACTAGAAATTAAATCAAATGTAGCTCAATTATTATCACAAACAGATTGGACTTCTAAGCAATATGCTAAAGTATATGGACTTCCTGACAGCTATATTGGTGGACAAGGTGACCAACAATCATCAATTCAACAAATAAGTGGAATGTACGCAAGTGCATTAAATCGCTATTTACGACCTGCTATAAGTGAATTGGAGTATAAGTTAAGCGACCACATAAGCGTTAACATGAGACCAGCTATTGACCCTCTTGGTGATAATTACTTATCTACTATTAGTACTGCTACAAGATGGGGTGCATTGGCTGAAAATCAAGCTACATTTGTCTTGCAAGAAGCAGGATATATTCCTAAAGACCTACCAGCTCCTGAAAATACAAATAAAAAGACAACTGGCCAAAGTAATGAGCCAGTACCATAGGAAAGGAGGTGGTCATGGTGATTATTCTTAGAAAGGAGGTAAATGATGACGGTAATCGACATTAAAGGAGATGTAGTTGATAATAGTTACGGAATGATGTATGACTGGTTTGGAATCGATTATACAAGTCCATCTAAAGTTAATGATGCCTTAGTAAATGCTGATGATGAAGAAATTGTTTTAAATATCGCTTCTAATGGCGGAGATGTATTTGCAGCTTCTGAGATTTATACTGCTATTAAGATGAATGGTAAACCTGTAACTGTAAATATTCAAGGGTTGGCAGCATCTGCAGCTTCAGTAATCGCAATGGCTGGCGATACGGTAAATATCTCTCCAACAGCCCAATTGATGATTCATAAGGCTATGAGTGGTAGCCAAGGAAATGCTGATGACTTTGAGCAAGAAGCTAAAGTTTTAAATGGTGTTGACCAATCTATTGCTGCGGCTTATGAATTAAAAACTGGTATGAAACAATCTGATTTATTGCAGTTGATGTCTAACGAAACATGGATGACAGCTCAAGATGCAGTTGATAAAGGATTTGCAGATAATATTATGTTTGTGGATGCTAATAAACCAGTATTTTCTAACTCAATCGGCAATATTCCAACTGCTGATAAACTTAATGAATTTATGAATTTCATGAATTTCAAAAATCGGAATAACCCTCCGAAAGAAGAACCAATTATAGAAAACAAACAAGCTGATTTACGTTCTCGTAAGTTGGCTATTTTATTAGAAAAATAAAGGAGACTCAAATGGGAGTTAAATTAACAGTAAATCAATTGAACGAAGCATGGATTGCTTCAGGAGATAAAGTCACAGACTTTAATGACCAAATCAACATGGCTCTTAATGATGATAATTTTTCAGCAGAGGCTATGTCAGAATTAAAAAATAAACGTGATAATGAAAAAGTTCGCCGCGACGCATTGAGAGAACAACTTGTTGAAGCTCAAGCTGAGCAAGTAGTTAATATGCGTGAAGAAGAAAAAGATCCATTGAACAAAAGCGAAAATGAACTCAAAGACAAATTTGTTAAAGACTTCGTGAATATGGTTCGTAACCCTATGGCGTTTATGAATACCGTTTCATCTAAAACTGAAACTAGCGGAAGTGATAGTGCTGCTGGACTTACTATTCCGCAAGATATCCGTACTATGATTAACACATTGGTTCGCCAATATGACTCGCTACAACAATATGTACGTGTTGAGAGTGTTTCTACTTCAAGCGGTAGTCGTGTATATGAAAAATGGACTGATGTAACTCCGTTGACTGTAATGGATGCAGAAGATGGAAAAATTCCAGACCTTGACAATCCTCAGTTGACAATTATCAAATACTTGATTAAACGTTATGCGGGAATCATCACTGCAACGAATACATTGCTTAAAGATACAGCAGAAAATATTCTTGCATGGTTATCAAGCTGGATTGCTAAGAAAGTGGTTGTGACTCGTAACCAAGCGATTATCGAAGTAATGAAAGCAGCACCTAAAAAACCAACAATCGCTAAATTTGACGATGTTATTACTATGATTAATACAGCGGTTGATCCTGCGATTATCGCCACTTCAAGTCTTTTGACTAACCAGTCAGGGTTGAATAAACTTGCTTTGGTTAAAACTGCTGAAGGTAAATATTTGCTCGAACCAGACCCAACAAAACCTAATTCATATCTAATTAAAGGTAAACAAGTTATTGTTGTTGCAGATCGCTGGCTTCCAAATACTGGATCAACAGTTTATCCACTTTACTATGGAGATATGTCGCAAGCTATTACATTGTTTGACCGTGAAAACATGTCATTACTTCCAACAAATATTGGTGCTGGTGCATTTGAAACTGATACTACTAAAATTCGTGTAATCGATCGCTTTGATGTTAAAGCTACTGACTCAGAAGCTTTAGTTGCTGGTTCATTTTCTGCAATTGCAGACCAAGTAGGTAACTTCAAAACCACAACGTCTACTGCCGTATAATCAGGAGGTATTTAAATGAGTGTAACTGTTGATGACTTACTAGATCAGTTATCAGAAGATGATGATCGCAAACCACAACTTCAAATTTATTTTGATACAGCAACAGCATATGTGAAAAATGCAGTGAGTTCTGATACAGTTGATGCTCCATTTTTCAATGTAGAAAACGTTTCTCCAATTTATGATGTAGCTGTTCTTAGCTATTCGATGGATTTGTGGATTAATCGTTCTACAACTATGCCTCCTACTACGGCTGTAGATCACATGGTCGGTCAGTTGAGAGGTCTTTATTCTTCGTGGAAGGAGGCGCAAGATGGTCAAAACTTACAAACCGAATGATTTTAACAGAAAATGTAAGATTGGAGTTACTAAAACAGTAACTACTCCAACTGGAGGCAAGATTGAAAAAATTGACCCAGCAACGGTTTTAAATGTTCGATTTGCGGCTAAAATGAGATCACTTGCGCTTCAATTTCAGATAATTGGTACAACTACGGCTGATACATTCGACATTGCAATTAGACATAATAAGCTAGTTACAAAGAAAATGTTTGTTCAAATAGATGATGTTCTTTACAATATTATTAATATTTCTTCAGATGAATCTGCAAAGCTTATTAAATTTGATATTTTGACTCTTCAAGCGAAGAAGAAAGGAGCTTAATATGGTTTCATTTTATGATGCGATGCAGCTTATTGTCGATAGAGCTGAAGAATTAAGTACAAAAATGTCTGTAGAAGATAAGGCGGAAGTTACAAAGGCAGGCGCTAAAGTTTTTGAGCAAGCATTGGCTTATGAAGTTAGAAATAGGCACTACCGTCATCGTGATACTGGAGAAGATCCACATTTAGCGGATAGTATTGTTATGAAAAATAAGAATATTGACGGAGTTAAAGATGGTCAAAGTGTTGTAGGATGGGAAAGAAGTACGGAAAAAGGTACTCATACAAAAGGTTATATCGCCAATATCATTAATAATGGTAGTCGCTTTCCTCAGTTCACAACACGTTCTGGAAGAAAGTACAAAAAGCCCGGTGAAGTTGCGGTTCATGCAGATCATTTTATTGAAGAAATAAGAAAAAATCCTATTGTTCAGCAAGGAATATTAAAAGCTGAAGCTGAAGCAATGAGAAAAATAATTAATAGAAAAAAGAAGGAGAGTAACTTATGAAAAGACCAGTTGAAATTGTTCAAGACATAATTGCAGCTAGTGACTTTCCGCATGATGAAATCTTTCTTGATTCTATTCCTAGTGAAAAATTAGATTCTAGTAATGAAACGCAAGTTTTACTTACAGAATCAGATAATGGACCAAGTGATTATGGTAACTCAGATTTTATTTCACTCATGTATGGTGTTTATATTCAAATCTTTTACTCGAACGCTGAAGATTCTGGTATAAATATTGTTCAAAGCGAAATTAATCTGATGAAATCATTTATAAATAATGATTGGCTTATTGCGCAATCAAAAAGTCACTATATAGACCCTGATACAGGGCAAATTATTAAAAATTTAACGGTGCAACGCATCATGACGTTAAGCGAGATAGCAAATAGCTAACTCGTTTTTTATTTAAGAAAGGAATTTAAAATGGCAACAAAAGGTTTAAAAATGGTTACACTTGCTCTATTGGATGAAAAAGGAGTGATCGTTAAAGGAGAAACTGGTTTATCTACCAATGGAGTCTTCCCAATTACTGATGAAATGTTAGGTACAAAAACTGCAAACATCACTAATTTATCAAGCGCTCCAACAATGATTTATGGTAATGATGGTCAAGTAGATGCAGATATTGCAAAAGGTACTCCTTCAGTAGCCTTTGCATTTAATGGTCTACCAGTAGATATTAAAAACAAATTGCTTGGTCGTGTAAACGATACTAAAGGTGGTTATACACAAGGAAGTATTCCAAAAGTAGCAGTCTTGATTCAAACAACTACAATCGGTACTGCGAAGCCACAATATGTTGCTTTTGCTGCTGGTAAAATGAACGAAACAGCAATGAACTTGCAAACAAATACTAATGCAGTTGTTCGTGTTGATGACGCATTGACATTTACTGCATTCTCTGTAAGTCGTTGGGGCGGAGAAGCTGTCAAATTCTTTGATGGTGGAGATTCAAAATTTACTGAAGACGTGATGATGAAAGATGTATTTAATGGTTATGCTGGAGTTGGAGTTTAATAAATTATACAACGACTACAACTAGACATTAATAATTAAATGGCGGAGTAATCCGCTTTTTATATGGGATAGATAGACGGTCTATTATATTAGGTTCGATACCTGACTATTCCGTTACAAAAAGTAAAATAGAGGAGATATACAATGAAATTATCATTACCAGAAATTAGAGAAGAATCATTTGAAGTTAAAACTTCAATTAAGAACATTAAAAAAATGCATGCCTACCAATTGGAACTAGCAAAAAGCCAAGAAAAACTTGCTTCAGTTCAGGATGGAACACTAGAAGAATTAACAAAAGCAATCGCTCTTGATGATATGTCAGTAATTAATAATGCTGAAAAATTTATTACTGAAATTCTAGGTTTAAATAAAAAAGAAGTAGATAAATTAGAAGAATTTGACCGAGGTCAATTTATGAATTTGCAGTCTAAACTTGTTCTTTCACTTCAAGGGTATGATGATGATCAAATCGATACTATGTTTACTGAGGAGGTTGATTCTGCCGAAAAAAAAGTTCAAGCATTGAAGAACGAAAAGTCTACCACCACAACCAATTAATAGACTTACAACTATTTGAAAAAAATATTATCGAAAATTGGCACTGGACATTAGAACAAGTAGATAATCATGATTATTATGACTTAATTGATGTGTTTAAAGCGAATGAAGATAATAAGATGGCTTCGTTTGATGATTTGAAGAAGATGTTTGGACAATAATATTCATGTCAATACCTAATGTTTAGGTGTTTTTTTATACTCAAAAATTAGAAAGGAGTAAAAATGGCAGATATAATGGTTGATTCAGTCACCACAGGGATTGACTTGAATGAAACAAAGGCTGTTGAGGCTATCAACCGCTTAAAATCAGCAGTTAAAGATAGTACTCGTGAATGGCAGATTAATGAAGCACAGGCTAAATCTGCTGGAGATGCTGTTTCTGCATCAAAATATCGCTATGAAGGTCTTAGTGAAGCAATGGAAAAGCAAAAAGCTTATATTGCTAACCTTTCAGAAGGTATGAAGACAATCAATAGAGATACTGATGCTGGCGAGAAAGCTTATCAAAAATATAATGCTCAGTTAAGCACAGCAGAACGTTCTCTTGCCTCAATGACAGGGCAATTAAACCGTGCGAAATCAGCTTATGAATATCAACAAACAGGAATTGAAGATTTAAATAAATCTCTCAGTGCTAATGATAAACTCATGCAGTCTCAAATTGATTTATATGAGAAGACTCGTAATAAAATGGGAGCTGCCAAAGCTGAAGTTTCTGGTCTATCTACTTCATACGCAAAGCAAACTGAAATTTATAGAGCCCAAGTAACTGAGCTTAAACGTTTAGAATCTGCTGAGGGTACAAGTTCAGAAACTCTTGTCAAACAAAAAACAAGAGTAAATGAAGCTGCTTCGTCATTATTGAACTACAGAAATAAACTTTTAGAAGCTAACTTGGCAGTTACAAAGATGCAACCGTTTAATTCTGAGTCTCTCATTGGTAAAGGTTTAAATACTGTTTATCAAACAACTGAGAAAGCTACTGATGTAATGGCAGCAGGATATCAGAAAGTAAAAAGTGCAGCTTATCAAAGTGCTTTTGGGATTGCTGCAATTGGTGCAGCTGCAGTTAAGGGCGCACAAATGGCCTCTGAACTTCAAAACCAATATAAAACAACTTTTAACTTATTAGTAACTGGTGGCGAACAAGCTAAAGAAGCTCAAGAAAATGTCAACAAAATGCAAGAGCAGGGTTCTGAACTTTCTGTTAAGTATGGTAAAACTCAAAAAGAAATAGCAGATGGATATCAAGAACTTATTAAACGTGGCTATACAAGTTCCCAAGCGTTGTCCGCATTACCTACAATGTTGCAAGCTTCGGTAGCTTCTGGTGATGATTTTACTGATGTTGTACATAACTCAACAGCAGCGCTTGAAAGTTTTGGTAAACGAGTTGATGATGTTACTGGAATGACAAAAAACACAAAAGAAGTTGTTAACCAGATGGCCTATGCAGCAGATATGACATCAACTGATTTCCAAAGCATGGGTGTAGCAATGGAATATGTAGGGGCATCGGCTCATCAAAGCAAATTAAGTTTGTCAGAAACAGCCTCTGCAATTGGTATTCTTTCTAATAATGGTCTTGAAGCTGATAAAGCAGGTACTGGACTTAGAAAAGTTATTGTTTCGCTACAATCTCCAAGTAAAGATGCTGCTGAAGCACTATCTGGAATTGGGCTAAGTACAAAAGATTTTGTAGACCAAAATGGAAATATGAAGTCAATGACTGAAATTTTCGGATTGTTAAACCAACATACAGAAAAACTAAGTTCATTCCAAAAAGGACAAATCTTCAATGCTTTATTTGGAACAACTGGTCAACAAGCGGGTGCAATTCTTTCTGAAAATGTTAAGCAGTTAGGCGAACTCGATGACAAGGTTAAAAAGTCAGCTGATGGTCAAGGGTATGTTGTTAATCTTGCAAATAAGAATATGCAATCTACTCAAAATGAATTAAAACAATTCAAGGCAGCTGGAGAGGCTGTTTTAATTATGATTGGTCAAAAGTTCTTGCCAGTTTTATCTGACGCAGCCACTTCAATGGCTAAGGCATTTAATTCTAAAGAGGGCAAGCAAGGACTTGAAGAAATAGCTGGTTGGATTGCTAAGATTTTCCAAGGTATTGTTGATACTGTCAAATTTATCGGAACTCATAAAGATGAAGTAGTAACCTTTGGTAAAATCTTTGCTGGAATTTGGGCTACTAAGAAAATAGGAGATGTTATTGTATGGCTTGAAAAACTGAAAAAATCTTTACTTGAACTTCAAGCTATTGATGCATTATCAGGAGGTTTAGGAACAGGAGGCATTAAAGCTTCTGTAGGTAAAGGTGTTGTATCTGAAGCTGGAACAGTTGCTTCAACAGTAACAAAAGGAGGCGTAGCTGCTGAAGGCGAAGCGCTTGTTGCCTCTGGCGGTTTATCGAAAGCTACTTCCTTAATTCCAAGATTATTAGGAATTATTGGCTCTGTTGGCGGAAGTACAGTCTTGTCTGGCGGAATAAATGCAGGAGCTGAATTACTCAGTAAAGATAGTACAGCTCAAAAGACTGGCGGAGTTGCTGGCTCACTCGGTGGAGCAGCGGCAGGTGCAGCTATTGGTTCTCTCATCGCTCCTGGTATCGGTACAGCAATTGGTGCAGCGATTGGCGGAATGGGTGGTAAAAACTTAGGTAAAAAGCTTGGGGATTTGATTAATAATGGATTAAAAGAATCTTCACTAAAAAGTGAAAAGCTACCAGTTGTTAAGTTTGACCCTAAAGCACCAACAAAAGATATGAAAGAGTTCTCCAAGGACTACCAAGGTTTCTTGGATAAAATTAATAAGGCATCAAATGTTGATATTGTAGATGAAAAATCACTTGAAAAAGCTAAGAAAGCAACTGCTGATGCTTATGCACAAATGTCTAAAGATATCGATAAATTCTACCAAAAACAAGAAAGGGATTCTAAAAAGCAAATTGATATTCTAGTTAAAAATGGTGTAATTACTCAAGCTCAGGCTGACAAATTAAACAAAGGTCAAAAAGATTCAGACGATAAGCAGAAGGCAGCTCAGAAAAAGAATCTTGATGAGATGAAGAAGAATACTGATAAATATTATTCGGAGGTGGCCAAATCTCAAAAAAGTTATGACACACAATCTCAAAAGGATGCTAGTAACCATGCTGCAGCACTTAAAAAAATTAAGTCAGGCAATACCGATGCGCTCTTAGCTATTGAAAAAAAATATGGTAAAAATTCACCTCAATATCAAAAAGAGATGAATAAAGAAATTGACAAAGAAAATAGCACCTTCAACAAAAATCAGCAAGTTTCTAAAAAGAAACATAATGAAGCGATGGATAAGCTTGAAAAAGATTATGCAAAAAATCAAACCAAAGCCGAAGAGCAGATGAATAATCAAATTAATACTGCTACCAAAATCGCCCAAAACAAGCAAATGGATCTTTTAGAAGATTTAAAAAATAAAAAAGGGAAATTAAATCAAAAACAATTAATTGATACGCTTGAAAAGGCTGACGATGAATATAAAGGTGTTAAGGATAAGGCTCAAAAGCAAAAAGATGAAGCTGTTAAAGCAGCTAACGAAAAATACAAGAAGACAGTAGCAGCAGCGGACAAAGAACGGGCAGAAAACGGATCAATGTCTAAGGCACAATATGATGAAATTGTTAAAAATGCTCAAAAGCAAAGAGATGATACAATTTCAGCAGCTAAAAAGCAACAAACAGAGGTTACTGATAAAGCACAAAAAACCCATGATAAAACAGTTGAATTAGCGAATAGTAAAGCCGATAAAAATGTTAAAGCTGCAGCTAAAGAGCAAGGAGAGACTGTCGAACAATATACAAAAGGATTTAAGGATTCTAGAAATTTAATCAATTCATTCATTGATGGAATTAACGGAGTTCTTAACTTCTTACATAAAGGTTGGGGGAATATTGGTCATGTAAGCCTCAAAGGTTTTGCGACAGGTACTCGTGGTTTAGCGCAAGATGAAACAGCTTTAGTTGGTGAAGAAGGTTTTGAACTTGCTCATCATCCAAGCCGTGGTATTTTTGCAGTTGGACAACAGGGCCCTGAAATTCGTAACTTGAAAGCTGGTACTTCGATTCTTCCTCACTCAATGTCAAAAGAATTCTTATCATTAACAGCTAATTTACCAGCTCATGCTGACGGTGTATCTGGCTTCCTATCAGATGCGCTTGGATGGGTTAAATCAACATATAAAGATGTCACAAGTGTTATTTCAAAAGGACCTAAAGGAGTTGTAGATGCTATTTATAATGGCTTAGGATTAGATGATTTAGAAAATGATTTTCCGCCAGTTGTGACTAGGATAGCAAAGGGGTCAGCTCAAACAGCACAAGATAATTTTATAAAATTCTTACAATCATTCTTCAAAAAAGCTGAATCGGATGCAGGAGGATCACAAGGTTCACCATCTGGTTCTGGTGTTCAACGTTGGGCTGGACAAGTTAAACAGGCGCTTGCAGCTAACGGCTTGAGCACAAGCCAAGACATGATTGACCGTGTGCTCCGTCAAATTTCTTCTGAATCAAGCGGTAATGAAAAAGCAGTACAAGGAAATATCGGGGATATTAACAACATCACTGGTGACCTTGCGAAAGGGCTGATGCAAACAATCTCCTCAACTTTCAACGCCAATAAATTCCCTGGTCACGGTGATATTTTTAATGGTTACGATAACTTATTAGCTGCTCTTAATTATGCTAAAAAAACCTATGGCCCAAGTTTATCATTTCTTGGAAATGGGCATGGATATGAAAACGGTGGAATCATAAATGCTCATGGATTCTATGAAATTGCTGAAGGAAATCGTCCTGAGATGGTTATCCCCCTTGACCCACAGAAGAAATCGAGAGCGACACAATTATTGAATCAAGCAAGCCAAACGATTAATAATAATCAAGGTTATTCAAATAATGTTACTGATTTCTCGCCAGTTTTAGCTTTATTATCCAATATATTTAACTCCATTGAAGATGTTAAGAAAAATCCTCTAATAGCTTATGCTTTATTAGATGGGCGTAATGTGTCTCAAGGGTTAGCTCCTTATATGAATCAAGCCTTAACTGACTATGTAAATCAACAAGATAGATTGTGGGGTAAAAATTAAAAATGGCTTTTTCAGTTAAATTTAATGATGTAGATTTATCGACAATCGTTGATGGATTTACAGCAATTACAAGAAATATAGGGGCTGGTTGGACGAATACGGTTCAACCTAATCCTATTATCGGCGCCGATTTCACGCAAAATTCAATTAATTCGAAATCAATTACAGTTAACTTTATTGCAAATGTTAAATTAGACCGTTTCACCTCTGTGAGAAAGGCTTTGGCTAGTGCTTTAAATGTAAAGCAACCAGCTGCTTTGATTTTTGATGATGATCCTAATCAAGTTTGGTGGGCTGTTCCTGATGGAACGCCAACATTAGATGAATCATCATTTTATCAAGCAGCAGGTTCAATTACATTTTTAGTTCCGAGCGGAGTATCAGAATCAGTCGAAACAAATGTTCTAAATGCTTCAAATTCTGGCGGTTCATTAGGAACAATTACTAATCACTCAGATGGTCATGTAGATATTGAAATTAATAACACAGGTAATCTTGAGGCATTTCCAACAATAGAAATTACCAACGTTCATGAGAATGGGTATATTGCAATTCCTGGTCAAAATGGAGCAATTGAAATAGGAAATAGGCAAGAAGCAGATGGTGCTACACATGCCTTAAGTGAATATTTATATAATAGCAATTCTGATTTAAGTTTTTCTAAATTTAAAGATGCAACCGGGACTGCTAATCCTCAAAATTCAGGACTTGGGACCAATGGAACGATTAGCTTTCAAAGTGATGGACTAAGATTTGCAACTCAAGGGACAATGTCAGGATCTCAATTTGCAGGCGGTGGAATGAAAGTTATGACGCTACCGGCTGATTCTAATGGTCACGTTGGAGCTGTGAACTTCTACTCACACTTTAATTTATTTGCTTGGGCGGGAGCTATGGGCCAAACAGGAATCCTCCAAATTCTATTTACTGACATCAATGATAAGTTGGTGGCTGGTTATGGGATTACCAAAAGTGACATGAGTGGAAATAGTGCTAAATGTTCATTTTGGGTTGGAGGTAATACTCCTAAAGAGTACACATCATTTGGATTTGAAACAAACAATGCCGAAAAAAATCAAAAATATCCTAATAATATGTTTAATAGTTCAACTGGGGATGCCGATTTTTTGAAAGAAGGAGCAAGCCTAGGTTTTTACTGGTACGGAAGCCGTAAAACAATTTATGTTCCAGAACTTGCGGATGTTGAAGTTTCAAAAGTTTACTTGTACCTCGGACAATTTAAGGGTTCGAACAAATTTATCAATAATTTATCAATTAGACAAGTAAATCTTACTAAAAATAATGTATCTGTTTGGAAAGATGTTCCTAATCGTTATGCAGCCAACTCTAAAATTACTGTTAATATGAACGGAAAAGACACAGTTGTTATCAACGGTATGCCAGCTATTCAAGAAAAAATTAGAGGCACTGAACCTTTTTCAATTCCTCCCGGTAGAAGTACATTAAAAATCTTGCAGTCCACATGGAATACTACTCCACCAATTGTTCAA